ATGGACAATGCCATTTCGACATTCCCGGTCGCCGTGCGGAACAACATGAAAACCAAGCTCGAAGCGGCAGGGTTCCTGTTCACCGCCGTGAAAACGACGTGGACGGTTCGGCAGCTTCTGGTCTACCTCATGAAGCAACTTCAGCCGGGACTGGATAGCGTAGAAAGCGGCGACGTGCGCGATATCGAGGGCTAAGTGTCAACGTATTTCAATGACTGTTCCAGCCTAACGGGGTGGACTGATCAAGACATCGGATCTGGAACGCAATTCAGTGTTTCCGGCAGCACGATTACGAGTGCTTCGTCAACAGCTGAAATTCTATCGCTGGACGCAGTCGACTCGGACGCCGACAGAGAGTCGTGCGAGATTCTGCTCAAGTACAAGACGTCCGCGTGGAATTCAACTCACACTATTGGCGTTGCCCGAGGCAGCGACTCAGGATCGTCGTCTACACTGGCGGGTTATTTCGTCGCGCTGCGGTCGACCGCAATTCGTACCTATTATAAAAACAGTGGTGGGTCGATTACGCAGATTGCGACTGCGACTCTTTCCGCGCTATCAACGGATACATATTATTGGGTCAGACTGAGATGTAACGGAACCAGCATCAAGGCCAAAGTCTGGGCTGATGGCGGGAGCGAACCGGGGACGTGGGACTGTGATGCGACCGATACCAGCGGCCCCGGCGCGGTCGATGGGTATGCCGGGATATACAACCCAAACAACTCCACGCACACCTGGGATTCCTTTGGTGTCGGCACCAACGGCGACACCGCGCCATCCTCCGCAGGCGGCGGTGGGGCGACGATTACGGGGGATAGCGGAAGCTATACGCTCACTGGCACGGCAGCCACTCTTAAAGTTGGCCGCAAGCTAACAGCCGATTCCGGAACCTACAGCCTAACCGGCACGGACGTAGCGTTTAAACGGGGCTATGCGCTAAGTGCGGAGAGCGGAACCTATACGGTTTCCGGTACAGCGGTAGACCTGAAAGCCGGAAGGAAGTTAACGGCGGATTCCGGCAGCTACACACTGACCGGGACGGATGTAACGCTTAACTATTCCCCCGCTGGTAGCTACAACCTAACGGCAGAGAGCGGCACCTATACCCTAACGGGCACAGCGGCGACCTTGAAGGTAAGCCGCAAGCTCACAGCGGATAGTGGCACATACGCGCTCACAGGGACGGCGGCAGGGCTAGCCAAGGGCGTCAGGCTAACGGCGGAATCTGGCAGCTATACGCTAACCGGCTCTAATGTCGCTTTCGCCCGCACCTATGTCCTGACAGCGGAGAGCGGCGCATACACCCTGACAGGGACAAGCGCAGGGCTTACCTGGAGCGGTGCGCCGGTAGTAGAGGTTCCGACAAATGGCGGGCCTAGCATCTACGGCAAGCCGGTATTCCGGGAAAAGCAATTCCGCAAGGAATACGAGGAACAGGTTAAGCGAATCGAGGACGAAAAGCGGTTAGCCCGCATTCTCCGAGAAGATGAGGAAATCACTGTAATCATGGCCCTAATGGCCGCGTGAGGTAAGCAATGGCGACGTACAACAAATTTCAGTCGTGGGTAGAGCATCTGTGCGAAGGGGTGAACTGCGGCACAGACACATTCAAAGTGGCGTTTGTTGCGAACGCTAACGCGCCGGTAGCGACTAACAGCGTATTGGCCGACCTGACCCAAGCGACGACTAACGCCGACTCTGTGACGCTCACTACGTCAACGTCTGCACACAGCACGGGCACATATACCCTGCTGTTCGCGGATAAGACGATTACGGCAACGGCTGGCGGTATTGGGCCGTTCCGGTACGTCGTCATCTACGACGATACCCCAACGTCCCCGGCTGACCCGCTGATGTGCTGGTATGACTACACGGGCACGGCGTCAGACGTAACAATTGCCAGCGGAGAAACGTTCCTGGTTGACTTCACCGGCTCGACCTTCACCCTGTCTTAACTCTGGACGGCCAACCCGCAAGGGAGCCGTATGCTTATGAGACTAATGATTAGCTACCCCACAAGCGGGATGCACTGCGCCGCGTTTGGGTACTCCCTCATCAACATGGTGGGGTATCTCCTCTCGGCAGACCCTATCCCCGATTTTCAGTTTCAGGTTGGATTAGCCCAAGGCTCCAACTGGATAGAGAACCGGGAGGACATAGCCGAAAGGGCGGTGGCCAACGGGTTCACGCATCTGTGTTTTCTGGATGATGACATGGTGTTTGCGCCGGATGTGCTGGTGAGCATGGTAGGCCACGCCAGGGCTGGTAAAGACATTGTTCTTACCAACTACCTCGTTAAAGAGTGGCCGCCCAAGACCTTTGTCGCAATGGGCATGGACGGGGACAGGTGCAATACGACTGATGCCAAGTCTGGACTAGAGGAAGTTCTAGGTTCTGGCTTTGGGGTGAGCATCATCAATACGGATGTGTTCAAGAAGGTGCCGCAGCCCTGGTTCATGCCGACATGGACTAAGGAACAGGGCTACTCAACCGAGGACTTGCCATTCTTCCGCAGGGCACGCCAAGCGGGATACAGGGTATGGCTAGACCACGATGCGTCAAAGAAGATTGCCCATAACGGCATGAAGCAATGGCACTGGCGGGAGGCTGTTTAACATGGCCGCGACAAGCGCACAGCGTAGGAGGGCGGTAAGCAAAGAAGCCCTGCGCGACCAATTGCGCGCCGGGGGGCATCTTCAGCATGTAGTTGATATGGCTAACACAATAGCCAATCCAGCCAATGACTTAGAACCCGACATGCTGGCTAGGTACAAGGTAGCCATAGACACCAAGCTTAAGTTGATAAACAAGTACCTCCCTGATGTGAAGTCAGTAGAGGTGACAGGCGAGGACGGTGCCCCGCTAGTGCCCACCAAGACGGTTATTGAGTTTGTCCACTCGCCGCATAAAGACGCCTGAAGCGTTTGAGTTCCTGTATGCGCCCAAGCGGGCAAAGGTGGCATGGGGCGGTAGGGGCGGCGCTAAGTCGTGGGCATTTGCTGATGCCCTGTTGGCTATGGCGAATGACCGCGAGCTTCGCATCCTCTGCGCACGGGAGATACAGGACTCTATCAAGGATTCTGTATATCAGTTGCTGGTAGATAGGGCACGGCTAGGGCAGTACCCCATCACTCCCAAGGTGGGAGAGATTGAGATGCCCAACGGCTCACGGTTCATCTTCAGTGGACTGTGGCGGAACATCGACTCCATTAAGAGCTTGGAATCGGTGGATATCTGCTGGGTAGAGGAGGCTAATACAGTCTCCGAAGATACGTGGCGCAAACTGATGCCCACTATCCGCAAGCCCGGCTCCGAGATATGGATTAGCTTCAACCCCGAGCTAAAGAGCGACCCGGTATATCAGCGGTTCATCGTGAACCCGCCCCCGTATGCCGAGGTGCGAAAAGTATCGTGGCGGGATAACCCTTGGTTCACCGATGAGATGCGCATGGAAATGGAGCATCTTAAGGCGACCAACTACGACGAATACCTCCACGTATGGGAGGGCGAGCTAAAGCAATTCGCTGATGGGGCGATATACGCAGCCCAGATCAAGACGGCACGGGAGGAGGGGCGGATAGGCAATGTGCCTATTGAGCGCACAGCCCCGGTTAACGTGTTCTGGGATTTGGGCAGGAATGACACCACGGCCCTAGTCCTGCATCAAAGGGTGGGGCTTAACAATCGGTTCATCCGTGGGCACGAATGTAGGCTAGTAGGCTTGGACTACTACGCCAACTGGCTCCGAGACTTCGCACGGGATAAGGGCATAATCTACGGCAAGCACTACCTTCCGCATGATGTGGAAGTTACTGAGCTAACCAGCAACATGAGCCGAAGGGAGACCCTGGAACGCTTGGGGGTCAAGCCGATTATCACTGTCCCGAGAATCCAGAGCATTGAGGAAGGCATAGCCCAGACTCGACGGGCGTTTGACTCCTGTTGGTTCGATGCCGAGGGGTGCGCGGAGTTGATAGAGGCGCTATCCAATTATCGGTATGTGTACGACGAAAAGTACGACACGTACCGTAAGACGCCACTTCACGACTGGTCTTCTAACTACGCTGACGCCTTTCGCCAATTCGGGCAGGGATACTCCCCTGATAGGGGATGGGATGCAGCACACAAGCCGAGCGATATGAGCAGGCGACGGGCAGAGAAACTGAAACCGGCCTTCCGGCCTAGCGCGAAGTGGGTAGTCTAATGGGCGATGATGAACTGGTGAACCTCATTGAGCGCAAGCTAGAGAATGCGATTAATGGGGATGGTTCGCCTGAAAGTGACGCCCGCCAAAAGGTTATGGACTACTACCTTGGGGAAAGGTATGGGAACGAACGGGAAGGCCATTCGTCCGTAGTCACTCGGGAAGTGTTTGAAGCGGTGGAGTGGGCTATCCCTTCCATCATGCGGGTGTTCTCTGGGGAGCGGGTTGCATCCTTCATCCCTGAAGGCCACGAGGATGAGCAGGCCGCAGAGCAGGAAACGGACGTAGTTAACCACTTGCTCTTTGAAATGGAGAACGGGTACCTCGCCCTCCAGTCCTGGGTAAAAGACTGCCTGATGTATCCCACGGGATACTCAAAGATATGGGTTGAGCAGGTTGAAAAGGTCAAGACGGAGCGGTATCGCGCCCTGACCATTGAGCAGGTGATTCAACTCAACGACTCGGAAGGCATTGAACTGGTAGCGGCTACGGCTTACCCGACTGAATTGGGAGAGTTGTACGACGTTGAATGCAAGGTCACGACCACTAAGCCTGTCCTTCGCTTTGAGGCTGTCCCCCCGGATGAAGTGAGGGTTAGTGACCGGCACCGCTCTATTGAACTGGACGAGTGTGATTTCGTTGCCCACGTAACCCGTAAGACCCGCTCCGAGTTGTTGGAGATGGGCGTCCCTGAATCCATCCTTGATGCGGTGGGTGAAGGGTCGGATGAGACCAACGAATCCGTTAACCGTGGCCGGTTCAGCGTAGAAGACCCCGATGATGACGAAGGGGCGTTGAAGGAATACGACGTAGAGGAGTGCTATCTACTCGCCGACGTTGACGGGGATGGCATTGCCGAGCGTCGGAAGGTCATCAAGATAGGCCGGGAGATTTGGCAGAATGAGGAGGATGATTACGTCCCCCTGGTAGCGATGGCGTCCATCATCATGCCGCATACCCATACCGGGATGGGCATGGCTGAGCCGGTAATGGATTTGCAGTTGATTAGCTCGACGCTGATGCGCCAGCTCCTGACTAACCTGTATCGCATTAACCAGCCGAGGAAGTATGTAGGCGAGAATGCCTTGCTGGAAGGCAGCCTGACGATGGACGCGCTGTTAGACGCGGCATCCGAGGTTATCCCGGTACGCGACCCCTCTGCCATCATGCCTGAGGTTATCCAGCCTCTCGCCCAAGCCATCCTGCCTGTCATGCAGGAAGTGACGCAGCAGAAGCAACTGCGGACTGGCATCAATCCGAATATCTCGCTTGACCCCAATGTGCTTAAGCAGAGTACCGAGGGCGCTTTCGCTCAGGCGATGGATCACGCTTCCCAACGCCTTGAACTGGCTATCAGGGGCATGGCTGAGACCGGGATTAAAACGGCGCTGAGGAAGGCCCACAGGCTGATTAGAGAGCACTTTGGCAGTGACCTCGCGGTCAAGTTGCGGAATACGTGGGTTCCTGTCAACCCAAGGGAGTGGGCTGAACGGACGAATCTGAAAGTTGCGGTTGGCATTGGCACCAAATCCAAGCAAGAGCGATTGGCTGGGGCGATGGCTATTGCCCAACTGCAAGAAAAGCTAATGGCTATTGGCTTGGTACAGCCTCAGCACATCTATGCAATGGCTTCCGAGGTAGTGGAGGCGAGTGGGTATGACGGTGCGGAACGGTTCTTTGTAGACCCACAGAAAACCCCAATTCCACCCAAACAGCCTGACCCCTTGATGATGGCACAGGTGGAAAGCCTGAAAGCCCAAGGGCAAGCGATGATGACCGATGCCCAAGCGAAGATGGCCCAAGCGCAGATTAAGCAGCAGGAAGCCCAGCTAGAGCGCGAACGGGCGATGTTCGAAGCACAGATGAAGCAACGGGAAGGGCAACTGAAGGCCCAACAGGCGCAATGGGACGCTCAGATAGCCGCAGGGAAGGCGAATGCCGAGGTACGGCACATTGACGCGGATACGCTCCTCAAAGCCGCTCAGAGGGTCAAGACGCTGGAAGAAGCTAGGGGCTTGGACATAGACAACGACGCGGCGGAAACGGGCGTTACGGACTTTCTGAAAGGGGTAGGCAATGCCGAAGTTGACGAGCCTCGTTGAACACGCCCAACGGCAGCGGGCGGTGGCCCCCAATCCTGTGAGCGACTTGGCCTCGATTGTCATGGCCTCTCAGACCGCTATGGCCGATATCATCACCCGCAACTTTAAGGGTGAGATTAAAGACCAGGTATGTTCTGAGTGCGAGGCTATCAAAGCGGAGCTAGCGCGCTCCCTGATTGCCCTAGTAGAGCGTCAAGTAAAGGATGCACTGGCAGACATGCCTATTCCGGAACGCATCATAGAGCGCATTACAGAGCGCGTGGAGGCCAAGGAAGAAGCCAAAGAGGATGAGCCGCCGATGGTTCTGTCCGTACAACGTCAGGACGGCGTTATCTCGTCTGTGAAGCGGGGCGGCAAGACCTTTGACGTAGTGCGGAATAAGCAGGGATTCATCAAAGAGGTTCGTGAGCGTGCCTAAGCTGAAAGGCTTGCTCGATTCCGCCAATGCCAAGTTGGCGGGGCTGTTGGGTGATTTCCCCCAAGGCTTCAACGCGGGTGCGGTTGCGGGCTTCCCTGGATGGGCGGGGGACATGGCTTACCTTGCCGATACCGCCCGTTTAGCCCTGACTGGCGCAGACTCTCAGGCCGCTCCAGAGGACTACGTAGGCACGACGGACTACATAGCCAAGCAAGCGGGCTACCCTGTTCCTCAAACGCTCTCAGGGCAACTAGGAGCGGCTGTAGGGGGCTTGATGAGTCCGGGGCCGGGGGATTTGGCTAAGTTCGCTCCCCTTGGCGCGATGTTCCTTGGCGCTAAAGCCAAGACTGCCATGCCTGACGTGCTCGAATACGCCCAAGCGATGGAAAAGGCGGGAAAGTCTGCGGATGAGATCTGGCAGACCACGGGGAAGCTCGGCCAGCCGTGGTTCAAGGGGGCGGATGGTAAGTGGCGGTTTGAGATAGATGATAGCAAGTCTTACGCTGATCTGGCTGAGGCAAGAACGGATGGATTTAGTGTTGGCGACGGATGGCCGCTAGATAACCTGTTTGGCCATAATGATTTTTACAAAGCATACCCAGAAATAGGGTCAACCGAAGTTGTCGCGGGTGAAAGGGGATCACAATTTGGTGTTTCTAGGAGCGGAAAAATAGGAATACCAATTAACGCTGACGATGCATTGGCTAGGTCTAAATTACTCCACGAAGGGCAACACCTTATTCAGCGAAATGAGGGCTTCCCTCGCGGTGGCAACCCTGAAAAGATTGGCTGGGATAGCTACAAGAGGATGTCGGGCGAAGTCGAAGCCCGCAACGTACAAAAGCGCATGAACATGAGCATGGACGAACGCATAGCCCTGCCCCCGTGGACTACGCAGGACGTACCCACAGAGCAGCAGATAGTGCGCTTCGGGGATGGGCCTGCGATGGCAATCGAGGACTTCGCAGCGCGCAGGGCGGGGAAGGCGAAGCCGTATAAGGAGCTAGCGATGGA